GTTTGAAGTATTTCTGCTTATATTTTGTAGATCTTTAATTTGGCGATCAAAACCAATAAAAAATGGATCATTAAAAAAATCCAGAGTTGTTGTTACCATGTTATTCCCCTTTCAAGCGAATAAATTAATATATGGACCCTCTAATGAGCGATCCATATATTATTATAGCAAAATATTTCTAGTTTGTCTACTTCTTTTTAGCCCTTACCTTTGCAAGTGCCTCAAAGTCTTTTACCTTAGTATCCCCTAGGTATCCCCAGGCATATCCATCGGCAATCATCTGTTCATTAATAGAAACCTTAGATCCATCTAGGAATACCCAACCAAGGATACGTCCATATTTTTCTGATGAGTCCATTTTTTCTGTTTTAATGATTACATCTTTAGCATCTTTAATTTTAGACTTAAGGTATTCTTTAGCCTCTAAGCCTAAAACCTTTTCTGCTTTATCTGTTGTTCTACTTTCTGGAGTGTCAATTCCAGCTAGTCTGACTCTTGAGCTAAATGATATGTCAAAACCTAGATCAATATCTACATCTATTGTATCTCCGTCTACTACATTAGTTACTTTCTTAACGTGGTATTCGTACATTACTTCTTCTTTGCAGGCGCCTTTACTGTAGCTTTTACAGTAGCAGGTTTTGGTGCTGCCGCATCCCAATCTGGACGAGCAACTGCCATTACCAGGCTATACGCTCTCTTCTTAAGAAATACACCATCTCCATTTGCCTGTGACCCCTTAGAATCGCCTGAAGTATTTCCTTCATAGCAATGTAGGTTCTTTCCGTCATTCTTATAAACAATTCCAACATGCTCTGTGTCTGTTGGTGTTTTATCAAAGTTAAAGAAAACTACATCTCCTGGTTGGGCCTGTCCAATTGGAACAATTCTTTTATTCTTTGCAAACCATTGTGCTCCTGCATCGCATGAAGCAAAGCCCTTCTTTGTTGAAGCGGCAACTAAATGAACTAGCCCAGCATCATCAAAGCATCCTGAAACAAACATTGCACACCATGGTTGGTGATTCATTCCATAGCGCTTACCAAAAATTGTATCGTTATTTGGTCCTTCTGTGTACTTCTCTTCAGCATATTTTCTTGCTGCTGCTAAAACCTTTACTGCATTTGGGTGTCTTGTCTCTTCTGCCATTTTATTCTCCTTAGTTTACAGATGTCTTTAATGATGATGAAAGTTGCCATGACCAGAACTGATGTTGATCAATTCTTTCTGCAATAAAGTTTGCAAGTCCTTGCTCGTTTGCAGCATTTGCCATCGCAAAGCCATCATTTAAATCTTTAATTATTTGATTATTTGAATCAAGTAAATTTCTAATCATTTCCATTGGCGATGTTGTTGAAAAATCATACTTTACATTTGAAGCCTGCAGGATTTCATCAATCTGAAATGTTGCAAGACCGCCAAGCTTTCTTGACCACTCTGCATATGTATCAATTGAATCAAAGGCGTCCTCATAAATTTCCTTGAAAAATGCATGTAGTTGTTTAAATAGAATACCCTCTACGTTCCAGTGGTACCCGTGTGATTTTGTATAAAATACAAACGTATTAGCTTGTAGCTGCTTAAGTTTATTTAATAGATCCATATTATAAGTATACCATTTCCTTTATTTGAGCTTCAGGTGAAGGAGTCGGACCTTCGTTTACAGGTTCGGAACCTGGCGTACTGCCGTTATACGAACCTGAAAGAGAGCGGATGATGAGAATCGAACTCACCCCTTCTGCTTGGAAGGCAGAGGCACTACCAATATGCAACATCCGCATTGTGCCCTCGGCAGGAATCGAACCTGCGACGCAGACCTTAGAAGAGTCTCGCTCTATCCCCTGAGCTACGAAGGCATTCCATTAATCGTTTGGAATATCTTCCTCATGCATATTAATCTCTACTAGGCCTAACTCTTTGGCCATCTCGTGGCCTTCTTCGGACATTTCTATTGTTGCTTCAAGATTATCATTGTATGTAACATTAATTAAGCCAGCTTCATACAATTGAACTAATGATCTATCTACGTGTTCCTGATGGGCTTTCCATAACTCTGGAGCAATATCTTTTGCTTTTTCTGTAATCTGAAAAATAAACTCTCCGTGTTCATCCATACCTGCCAATTCAACTGCACCCATTTCTAGATACATTGCTAGCTTGTCATCATCATCCACATTTTCTCCCTGTGCAACAAGTAGGACTTGAACCTACGATTACCGAATTATGAGTTCGGGGCTTTAACCAACTAAGCTATTGTTGCTTAGAAGTCTATTATAACGTGCCGTCTTCGTTTTTGTCAATGGTTTCTTCTACTATTTGCTGTACATATTCTGAAAAATGTTTACGGATATTTCCCATTGGTCTATACCCAGCGGCTTTCCATATCCTCTTATATTCAATTACATTAGAGAATGTTGTCGGGCAAAGAGTTGTTCCATTATATTCTTTTAATACTGTTGGAAGTGGAACATGCTTGCCACAACACTTACATTCTTTTGCTTTTTCCTGATACGTGCTCATATTATTGTCATCCTGTCCATTGCATCTCGTAAGTTTTCTGGCATTCTTGGCGCCCTTATCATATTGTATGAGTCAGTCTTTCCGTCATTTTTTGTTCCGAAATCATTGTCGTAACTCATAGACTCATATGTATGTATGTTTATTTCTTCATTTGTATCAAACTTACTTCTACTAATAGAGTTGTAAATTGCTCCACAAACTGCATCCGCCAAGTCTTTTGAACCTTTTCTTGGGTGGTCAACCCTATCTCTCATTATCTTAAGTTGAAGTAGTTCATCTATAAGTAACTGTATGTGTGGCCCAGATAATCTTTCTTCCGCTACAATCATAGCCATATCATCATAGTGTTTTTTAGCGACAGACAGAATCTCTGTATTGATGCCGTATTGTTTTAGTTGTTGCATCATATCGTGAGAGTTCCATCTGTCAAAGGTACATACACGAATTTTAAATCCTCGTGTTTTTAATGAAAGAATATAGTCTTTTACTTCGGTAAAGTCTACTGACTTATCTTTTGTTGGTGTCCAGAATCTTACTGCGTCTATTTCAACAATAGGTGCTGGCTGAGAGTACGTATCAGTGACTTTAATATTAACCCATTTGTTTACGTGACCCATTGCAACCGCACAATGGTCATGCTTTTGAGCTAAGTCTACGTGCAAAAAATATTCTTTATCTGGATCTGGAATGAACCAGTCTTCAAGTCTGCCAAAATTATCTACCGCAAGGTGTCCTTTATTAAAAGCCTTTTCAACTTTTTCTCTTGACTTAAAGAATGCGTCAACAGCATCTGGTGGCATACACGCAAATCTAGACAATGCATCTAACGGATTTGTAAAGAATGCTACTTTAAAATCATCAATCTTTCTTACTGGATTAACTTCCCAAGTGGGTCTTTTAAGCGCATATACTCTAGGGATCTTGTATGAAATAATATGGTCTTCTTCCCATTCCACGCTGAATTCATTTCCTTGAGTATCATCAGGTAGATCTTCATCCATCTTAAACTTATAGTCACGGATAATAGTTTCTTTTTCCGCCACAACAGCGTTGTATCTTTGCTGAATGTAATCGTTTTTGTATCTAGGGAATGAGAGTAGAATTACCTTGCCAAAGTCTGGGAAACGAGAGTCTACAGATGCACGGTACATATCATATATTGCTGCACCCGTTTTTGCCTGCTCGTGTCCAGTTGTATTATCAATTGCAAAGCCTGAAATTTCATCAAGGATAACTACAATTACGTTATAACCTTCCCAAGCTTCACGCTCTGAGTGGCCTGAGTGCACTGTAATTGCTTTATCAAACTTAACTTCTGATGCCTTATCGTTATACTTTCCAGCAAACCAAGGAGACTTATCAATGCGTGTTTTAAATCCTTTAAAGAATACGTTGCTTGCTTGTTGAGAGTTAATAGCAATGTTAATAATATCAATGCTATCTCCTGGAGGCTTTCCGTAATATGTGGCTGGATCTTTTAAGCACAATAGTAAATATACTA